GCTGATCGGACTGCAGCTCGATCGCGGCATCGCTGCCGACCGGGGGCCAGTTGGTCGGGTTGCCGATCGCCGGCCAGCGCACGCGGTACGGCACTGGCCCATCGGCGGCGTCGTAGACATTGGCGACCATGAGGAAGTCGCGGATCACGCAGCAATAGCGGGCGCGCGGTGCTGCGCTCGAGAGATCGGAGAATTGGCTGTCGGTGCCGACGAGATAGGTCTGGATCGGATCGTCGTAATTGGTGGCGATGATGCGGTTGCCATAGGACGTCATCGCCCAAAAGCCGTCCGGTGGCGCCTCGGTATTGTAGGGCGCGCTCGGACCGCTCACGTCGCCAAAGTCTGGGTTGCCGGTCGATTGCAGGTAGAGGTGCTGCGCGGTTGCGGCAAAGTTGAAGACCGTGCCGGTGGGGTCGCGATAGGCATAGGAGCCGCAGACCTGCGCCGGCAGCACGTTTGAGTTCGGCACCGGGGTGGGGATCGCGGTATAGCTGCCCTTGGTGCGAGGGAAGCAATTGAGCGTCGTCACATTGCCGGGGTTGGCGAAGGCGGGCTGATCGGGCAACCACTCGCCAAATGGCAGGATTTTGCCCATTACTTCTCCTCGGCCGCGGGCACCGGCACGCCGCTCTCAGGCCACGGCAGCGGCTCGTTGCCCTCGGCCAGCCACGCCTGGTAATCGGCATAGTCCCTGTTCGCCTCGTCGGGCGGTATCCACGCGCCGTCCTCGCGCACGATGCAGTCGGAGGCGGGCATGCCCTCTGCGGGCGGTGGCGGCATGTAGTACTGTGTCATCTAAAGCCTCGCGTCTGCGACCCAACAGCCTTGCAGGTTGACGATATTTGCGCCAGTCGTCTGCGTAGCTGACCAATAAAATGAGTTTGTGCCAGCACTTACAGACGGTGTTACATCAGCACCGGTTTGAATGTCTCGTACTCTTCCAGAAGCACCAGTTGTCGGAGAGTACATAGTAATTGTCGCTGGACTTCTTTTGGTAGCCTTGAACGGGATGCTCGCGCCTCCAGATGCTGCAGTGACTGAACCAGAAGCCCAATAAGCCAAAGTGTTGCCATCAGATATACTTGCAGCGCCCACCGCAACGCCCGGTGCATAGCTCTTCTCATAATATCTCTGGCATCGAGCCAGCTCCTGCTGGAAGCTCTGCCGCAGCATGGGGGTGGCGGCGGAGCCGACCTCAAGCTTGCAGGGGCCGAGGACAAAACTAACGCCTGCTGTCAGCATAAACGTATTGACCATACCAGTGCCTGCGAGCGAACCAGCAGACTGCCACTGGTTTAGGGTCGAGGTTTGATTGCTGGTGCCGCAAGCTACCGTCCACCAGATGCCTATAGATGGCGCGTTACCAGAATTTACCCAGCTTCCTGCTGTATCTCCTGGGATCGTGAGAGTGAATAACTGCCAAGTGTTCGCGGTGCTAACGGTGAAGGGAGCAACGTATGTTCTGGTATTAGCGGCGTTGCGAAGGGCGACATAGTAAGTGCCTGAGATGCTGCAAGCCGCCCAAAACGAGAGCGTCAGTGGTTGCGCATTTGCCGTGCCAAACAAAGCGTCCAGCATATCATCTGCCTCGATAAGCTGAACGAGCGTGTAGTAGTCGCCTGCCGCTACGGAAGAAGCAGCGGTCGCATTGTTGATCTGCAACGCATTAGGGTATCCAGTTGGCCCTGAAGCACTCCTCTGCCCAGTTCCAACCCCGCCTGCGGAAGTGGTATAATACGCTTTGAAGCCGTCTATAAGATATGTGGCTGATCCGACAGTGCGTAGCGCCCCCTCATTGGCCTGGTCGATCTCCATGAAGGGGTTGAGCAGCTTGTTGGGGTTGGAGGGCCGCGCCTGGGCCGGCCCCACCGCGATCCATTTGGCCGAGTCCCATTGCCAGACGGTGTTGCCGCTGATGAACTGCTGGCCGTTGCTGGGGCTGTTGGGAAAGTCGAGGGCCATCAACGCATCCTGCGGGCCGAAATGTAGCCGCCAGCGGCTGCGGTGCTAGTAGAGTATTGGCACATTCCGACGAGGTAGATGGTTGTCGTTGCCGTCAAAGAGAACCGGACGCGCGGCACTGTAATCGAAATGGTATTCATAGCGGTGGTGAAATTAAGACCGAGAATAGGTAAGCCCCTTGTTGCCGACACGCTGCTAATCGTGCCCTCGCCATAAGTCATAGTAGAGCTTGCACTTGAATGGCTGACGCCTCCCTCGACATCCCAATCGCCAGCCGTCAGCGATATGCTTGTGATGTTAACCTGGGTATTAGTTGGCATTGAAACGGTGTTATTCGCAACGAGCGCCGACAGAAACTCCCCCACCTGCCCCGCCGCCGCGTTGCTGCCGTTGGTGACGCCGGGCGGCATGACGAGCGGAGCGCCGCCCTGGTTCGTCGCCGGCACCCACTCACTGCTGTTGGGGTCAGTATAGTAGACGTAGAGCTGGCCCCCGATGCTGTCCCACCAGAAGGAGCCAATGCCGGGGTTAGAGGGCGGCGTGTCGCCGAGGGCGCAAGAGGATACGCCGGCTATCGCAACCCACTTGACCCCATCAAATTGCCACGTCGTGCTGCCGGCCACAAATTGCTGGCCGGCGGTGGCGGGCGAGGGGAAGTCGAGCGCCATCAGAGCCTCGCGTCTGCTACCCAGTTGGCACCCATCGCATACGAAACCGCTGATGGTGCGCAAGACCAAGAGAAAGCGTTAAGGGCTGGGCCTACACCGACTGTAATGTCTACTGCATTGTAAAGGTCTCGGGCTTTTCCAGAGGCACCTGTCCCAGGCGAATACAGCGTCATGGTAGGCTGAGCGCGCTTGGTTACCTTGAAGCTAGCAGTTGTGCCTCCGTTTACTCCGCTAGGCATTTGGGCATTAATAGCCGACACGCCATTTGCAGTAACAGTTCCCAGTGCTGTCCCTGGATCATAACTCTTCTCATAATACCTCTGGCACCTCGCCAGCTCCTGCTGGAAGCTCTGCCGCAGCATGGGGGTGGCGGCGGAGCCGACCTCCAGCTTGCAGGGGCCGAGGCGGAAGACCGCGCCTGCTGTCTGGGCAAACGTGTTAGTAATGCCAGTCGCCGCTAGGAATATTCCAGCCAGCCAAGTGTTAGGCGAGCTAGTCTGATAGGTTGTTCCAGACATGAGAGCGATCACTACCGACATTGCGCCAGCATTGCCAGACAAGGCCCAGGTACCAGCGGTATCGCCTGGGATCGTCACTGTGAACAGTTGCCAAGTATTAGCGGTCGTTATCGTGAACGGAGAAACATAAGAGCGATTGGCTGCTCCGTTCCGCAGGCTCACAGCATAAGTTCCCGCTACGGTGCAAGCGGCCCAGAACGAGAAAGTCAACGGCTGAGCGTTGGCAGTACCGAAAGCAGTATCGTTTATATCGTCTGCCTCTATATTCTGAAATATCTGGATGTTATCCCCAGCAGCTATAGAACTGGCTGCGGTTCCCATCGTATAGGCCAGAGAAAAGGAATAGCCGGTAGGTGGCGCAGTAGTACTTCGTTGAGAACTAGCCGTCGCACTACTGCTCGTTATCGTAGCATAGAAGCCATCTATGCACCGGCTACTCCCTGTTGCAGTAACCGCCGCCCCCTCATTGGCCTGGTCGATCTCCATAAAGGGGTTGATCAGCTTGTTGGGGTTGCTGGGCGGCGGCGATCGCGGCGGGCTGCCCTGGTTCGTTGCCGGCACCCATTCCGAGCTGTTCGGGTCGGTGTAGTAGAGATAGAGCTGGCCGCCAACGCTGTCCCACCAGAGCGCGCCGGCTGTAGGCGAGGCGGGCGCTGTATCGCTGACGGTGATGCTGGCCCCGCTGCCGATCGCGACCCACTTTGTGCCGTCCCATTTCCAGTTCTGAAAGATCTGGCCGGTCGTCGGGCTGTTGGGAAAATCGATCACGTCGGCACCCACTGGCTCGACGTGCCGTCGTTGAACCAGAGGTACATCTTGGCCCCGACGCTATCGAACCAGAGCTGCCCGACAGCGGGGCTGCCCGGTGGCGTGTCGCCGATCGACAGCCGCACGTAGCGCGCGTCGAGCGTTGCCTGGTTGACGTAGATCAGGCTGTCGCTGCCGAGCGTGGCGAGGTTATTGGCGTTGGCGCTGACGGCGCTCGGCCCCGCTGGCCCCTGCGGCCCAGTGCTACCCGCCGGCCCGGTAGCCCCCTGAGGCCCCGTCGCCCCGGTGTTGCCGATCGGCCCCTGGCTGCCGGTTGCACCCTGCGGCCCTTGCGCTCCCGTGGCCCCCTGAGGGCCTGTAGCGCCGGCTGGGCCTTGAGGCCCCGGCACGGTGCTATCAGCGCCGGGCGGCCCCTGAGGGCCACTAGCACCCGCGCTGCCGGCAGGCCCTTGCGGCCCCGTCGCCCCGGCCGGGCCGGGCGGCCCCGCAGGCCCCTGCCCAGCCTCGTTGGCGATAACCCATTGCGAACTGTTTGGGTCGCTGTACCAGACGAAGAGCTGCCCTGAACCCTGGTCGGGCGTCGTATTGCTGTCCCACCACAGATCGCCGACCACAGGGCTGGCCGGCGGTGTGGTGCTGATCGTGACGGGCGGTCCACCCGTGCCACCACCACCGCCAGAGGGTGCCTGCATCCACGTCTTGGTGGCGTCGTCCCACCAGACGAGCGTGTCGGTCTGCGGATCAATCGACAGCGGCACGCTCGGCAGCGCGCCGGCAATGGCGGTGCTCACGGGTTACGCACGTCCGTCTGGATGACGAGCGGTCCGCCCGAGAAGCGCGCCTTGCGATCGGCAAGCCTGATGCGCTCAAAGGTCGCCTCGCGCTGGGCGCCCCAGATCTGAAAGCGCGGATCGTCGCCGATATAGGGCTCCGCCATGGTCAGCGTGCCAAAGAGATAGAGCGAGGGATATTGCTGGAGGAGCCAGTTGCTGGTGACCGCATCGCTCAAGCCCATCAGCCCCGACATGTAGACGATATTGATCGGTGTCTGCGGGTCATCGGGGCCGGTCTGGGTGAGGAGGCGCAGGTTGAGCCCTTCGATAGTGTAGGCGGCGTTGGGGTAATCGGGGCTCGTCCAGATGCCGCTCGAGTTGTAGCCGTAGGGGTAGATTCCCCGGTAGAGGTTGGTGTCCATATTGACCGGGGTTTGGTAGGTGTAATGGACATTGCCGTAGCTGGTGCTGACGTAGAGCTCGCGCAGCTCGGCGAAGTCGGAGGGGAGCGGCACGATCGCGGTATTGGGCGGCGGAATAATCGTCGTCGACTGCTCGTTAAATCTTGTCTTGAGGCGGTCGCGCGCCTCCTCCTCAAACATCAGGATCATGTCGGGGATGGCACCCGAGATCAGCGGATCGTCGGGGCGCGCCAGCCAGTCCATGACCGACCGCTGCAGATTGGCAAAAGAGTCCAGGGGCATGGTGCCTCAGATGATGAAGTGCCTGCCGACGCGCAGGTATGACCACTCATTGCTGTTAAGCAGCTTTAAGACGCCCTTCTTGTGGTTCTTGTCCCAGGCGCGGATGCCGTATTGCTGCAGCCAGATGAGTTGCACGTCGGGCGGGATGCGAGCGGCAAAGCGCATGTCGCGGCTTTTGTTCTGCACGATGCCGTCATTCACCGAGCGCTTATTCGCTTCGATGATCGGTTCGATATCGGCGGTGCGGCGGATGATGCACTGGTCGCCATCGGGGTCATAGCGATAGTGCTCGACCGCGCCCGACATCGGGTCGCGGGAAAGGAAGCGCCAGCCCTCAGCCATTGGCGGCAGCCTTCAGATCGGCAACCTGCATGCTGAGCTCCTGCACCGCCTGCCAGAGTTGGGCAATCATATCCATCATGTTGAGCGAGAGGCTGTGGTCGGGATCGTCGCCCACCTTGACCGTGGCGCCCTTGAAGAGGCGCTGCACCATGCTGGCGTCAAAGCCGGTGCGCAGCGGCGCGTTGCCAGGCTCGCTCTTCTTGCGGTAGGTGATGACGGGCACCGCGCACACCTTGTCGAGCGCGCCGTTGGGCGCCTGCGCCATGTCCTTTTTGCCGCGCGGATCGGAGCCGTTGTAGTAGCTGTAGGCTTCCATCGCGACAAAAGCAGTGCCGCTCAACCCGACATAGCCCCAATCATCGGCATATGGGTCGATGGCCCCGACCCCACTTCTGCCAAGCCGTATCCGGTCGCTGCCGCCGCAATACATCGTGCCACCGGCATGTATGTCGCCCGGTGCGCTGACGTTGTTGCTGCTCAACCCGACGCCGCCGATGTTGTTGCCGGAACCGGCGTTTATGTTGCCGTTGACCTGGAGGCCGCCGGTGACCGTCCAGCCGCCGTTAGCTTGACCGCCAGCACACTGGAAAGGATTGGGCGTGTAGAAATAGCCGCCGTTGTTCTGGAAATAAACGCCACCGCCGCCGCCGGCATAGACGTTGCCACTGGCGACGACATTGCTGCCGGATAAAAATTGCTGCGGCGTGTAGAAGCTGCCGCCGTTGTTTTGAAAATAAACGCCGTTCGATTGCACACTATTATTGCCAATAAGGTTCCCGCTCGCCGTGATGCTCCCCGAGACCGAGCCGCCGGTAAGCGGGAGGTAGCCGGCTGCCACCGCCGCCGTCGTCGCATAACCCTGCGCCTTGACGTAAGCCGTCGTCGCGACGTTGGTCGAGTTGTCTGCCGTGGCCGGCGTCGTCGCGGTGCTGCCGTCGAGCGTTGTCGCACCGGTGACGGTGAGCGTGCTGAGCGTGGTCGCGCCGGTCACGCCCAGGGTGCCGCCGACCGTGGTATTGCCGTGTAGCGTGCTCGCGCCGGTGACGGTGAGCGTGCCGGCAGTGCTGAGATTGCCGGGGACGCTGACATTGCCGCTGCTGTCGGCGCTGACCGGCACATAGGGCACGTCGAGCAGCAGGAAGCCGCCTGCGCCGGCGTTGAGCGCGCTCTGGTAGGCAAAGCGCGGCATGGCGCCCGCGTACCAGTCATTGGCCGCGGTGGCGACCGGACCGGCCGCGGTCAGTTTGTAGATCGGCTTGGCGGCGAGGATGTTGATCTTGAGCTGATCGGCGCCGACCGCTGCGCCCGCCGTCAGGAAGGCATAGGTCTCGCCCTCGACATAGGCGATCGGGTATGCGGTCTCGGTGGTGTTGTATTGCCACACCCCGCCTGTTTGCGTGATCGCCGGCAGGGTCGGGTTGATGCGGTCCCAAAAGCGCTTCATGGCGCCCATCATCGCGCGCGAGCAGTCGTTGACCGTCGAGGGCATCTGCCCCTCGGGCCAGCCGGCAGGCGGCGGGCGGTTGTTTGAGGCGTCGGTCTCAAACCAATTGCTGCTGTCGGAGATGTCAGCCATGGCAAACCCTTAAAAGCAGCGGGCTGCGCCGGGGAAGGGCAGCGCAGCCCGCCTAGCGCGCGGTGACAGATGTCCCCCAGTCCCTCGCGCGGTTACGTCAGGTCGAAGCAGCCACCCGAGCCAGCTTCATTTCTCGCTTCCAACGTGTACTCGCCGATCATAAGCTTCTTCTCGTTGTCGCCGGTCTTGGCGAGGTCGACCAGATTGATCGGCCGCAACCAGGCAACGGCCCACAGGTCGCTGTTGATGATCAGCGCATCGCGCTGCCGCATGAAGCGGTCGGGCTTAATCTCGACGCTGCCGAAGTCGTAGACGTACACCAAGCTGTTACCTGTTGCCGTAGCAACCGGGCAGGTCGTTTCTGTTCCGCCTGCCTCTCACGGTCTCCCGTGAGGTCGGACCATATCTTTACCCAATGACGTTGGGCGCCTGACATATGGCCTCTGAGGATTTCGCTATCGCATGGCTGCGGATCGAACAGATGAGGTCGATTTCCCGGCGTGAGTACGGGGATCGTTTGATCCGACCGAGAGCGTCACGCTCGATTAATCGCTGTTCCCTGCTCTCGATGTAAGCAAGAACGACTTCCGCGTTCTTATGCTTGCTCGATCGCAAGTAGGGCAACACCTCGAGGAGGAGGGCTTTGCAACCCGGTCCACCGTTGATACGGATCTGTGAGCACCGCTTATTGGTGCCGCTGTGTCCGTACACATAGGTAATGCCCTTATCGCCGACGATCTCGGTAAATATCCGATGCGCCTCGGCGAGAATGCCTTCATCCGTGTTCACGATGCAGATGAAAGGCGTCAACCTCACCCTTCCGTCCGGAAGAGTATGCACCTCGACGGAAATGCTGCCTTCCCCGTCAAGGATTCCAGCCAGCCAGGATAACGATCTTTCCTGCTGATTGCCCATTGTAATATCCGTGCAGATTATCACTGTAATCGGGGCGAGCAGCGCTCCGACTTTAGTACCGCAGGCTTTAGGGTGTTCCAGCAAATAGTCAGGTTTTAGATCGACATGTCTCCGCTAAGCGGCAAGTCTATCGATCGACGCGACGAGCTTTTCTTCGTCGGCGTTGATGTAGCGCGTCTGGTTGCCGGTGAAGCTCGTCGTGATGACGGACTTCTGGTTGCTGTTGACCAGGGTATAGTCGGGCTCGTCACCCGAGTTCTGCCAGATTGACGCCAGCGCGGTACGCAGCATCGTTTCGGTAAAGGCAGCCGTGGTCCCATCGGTTCTGGCATTGGTGCCATTGCCGGCAGGATCGGCGCCGCCCGCCCCCTTTGTCGTATTCGACTTGATAAAGGAGAGGACGGAGCCGAGGTTTGCCGCCGTGGTGCCCACCGCGCCCACAGCTCTTGCCTGGTTCTGCAAGAGAATGGTCTCGATGTCGCGCTTAAGCGACTTGCCCTTTTTAGCGACCTGATAGCCCATTTCCGACTTGCGACCGGCCTTGTCGACGGCTTCTTCCGTCATGCTGATGACGACGGTCTTGCGTGAGATTTGGGAGTAGTTGCCCAACCTCACCGTGGGGATCACAGGATCAAACGACGAGATGTCGTCGCCCTGGATCTGGGCATTGGAACCGTTGGGCGGTTCCAGCGCGTCGGTCTGCCATTCATGCAGAACTGCCGTCGCCTTTGCTCTGGCAATACCTGTCATGAATGGCGTTTCAGTAGGTGAGATGTTGTAGATGATATCGGTCAAGTCCTCCCGCAGACCGATTGCGGTGTAGGTACTGAACGTATTGGTAATAAAAGCCATGATTACTGCTCCAGGGGATGCCCTGGCGCGATCAGGAGTTAGAGGAGTTCGGCGATGAGCGAACCGGCGTCGCGCACGCTGTTCGTGCGGCCCAGTCGGTTGACGGCGCTCTGCAGGCGCTGCGTTGGTCCCCGGTCGGTGCCCTGGCTGTTGCCGGGGCGGGCGACCTGGGGAGCGGTGTTGGCGCGTTTTGTATCGGCGGTGGTGCGCGCAGCCTGCTGCCGGTCCCACATCATGGCTTTTGTCGCCATGAGGACGAGCCGGTGATCGTAGGCTTGGTTGATCTCGGCGGGGGAGAAGCCCCCCGTGTCGCGCAGGTAAAGGCCGAGGTCGCGGCGAAGCGGCTCGGCTTTTGCCTCATCGGCGAAGTCGGGCCATTTCTGGGCGAGCTGTGTGTGCTCCCGCGCCACATGCTCTTGCAGCATGTTTTGCTGGTACTGCTGCATCTCGCCCTGCCGCTGCGCAAACTCCTGCTCGATGCCCCCCAACCGGGTGCGGAGCTGCTCGCGCATCGCTTGCAGGCGGGTGTATTCCGCTGGGCTTTGCGCTTGCACCTGCACCCAGTCGATGTTGTTCAACATCGCCGCTTCTGGCGCGGCGAGGAGCAGCATCTTTTGCAGTCCTTGCAGGTACTCGTTCCGAAGGGCCACCGCTGCCCCCCGCTCGCCCTCGAAAGCGCGGCGGGATTCGGCAGCCTCTTGTGACGTTCGGGTGAGCGCGGCCTCGCGCTGGCTCTCTCGCCGGGAGATTGTTTGCTGTACGGCGGGTGGGAGTTTTGCGAACTCAGCTTGCTCTTCAGCATTCCATGATGCGGGCGGTGCGATGGCAGGCGGCGCCTGTTCACCCTCTCCCTCACCTTCTTCATCCCCGGTGGGCTGTGGAGCTCCGGTATCGTCGTCCCGCTGGGGTTCCCGCGGGGCATCAGATGGGGTTTGGGCCGGCGTTTTGGCCGGCTCGTCATCGGCGCCAAAGAGCAATCCGGCGATGGCATCGCCCGCGGATCGCTCATCGGTGACGGTATAGGTTCTGCCGCTATCTTGCCCGTTGGGTGCAGGCGGTGGCGCAGACGCACCGGGAGCGGTGCCGTCCACACTCTGTGGGCTAGCCATGTACGGTTACCTCTGGGTTAGGAATCAGTCGGCGGCGTTCGCCTTCTCGGCGGCGGCCTCAGCCTCGCGTTGTGCAACGCGCACCATGGCGGCGCCCTTGTAGCCGCGCAGCCGCGCCTCGAGCAGGACAATGCCCTGGTAGAGTTTGAACTGTTCTTCGCGCAGGTCGACCTGTGAGGGCTTAGTGGTGAGCCATGTGCGGTAGATGTCGCCTTTGATCTCTTCGAAGATTGCGAGGAAGAAGGGATCGGCAAGCAGGCGTGTCGCGATATCGCCGCGGCGGATGAGATCGACCTCGGGGAGCGGCGGTGGCGCGTCCTCGGCTGGTGGCGGCGGTGGTGTGTCGGATTGCCAGAAGCGCAGTCGAGCTCTCACCCGCCATTACCCTGCGGCTGCTGCGCCTGCAGATTGGCCTGGTGCATGGCGAGCGCGTGGGCGTTGTCGGCCTTGATGCGCTCGATCTCGATATTGGCGGCAGCCTGCATGCGCTGCACCTGCATATCGTTTTCCATCTTCTGCTGCGCCAATTGCATCTCATGGCTCTGCTTTTGCGACGCCAGAGCCATGTCGTTCTGCGCGCGGTTGTGATCGATCGCCATATCGGCCTGCGCCTTTTGCTGCGCGAGCGTGGCCTGCTGCTGTGCCTTTTGCTGGCTGAGCTGCTGCTCGGCCTGCGCCTTTTGCTGGGCGATCTGGATCTCGGCCTGCGCCTGCTGCGCGGCGGGGTCGGGTTTGGGCGGCTGCGGCGGGCCGGTCACCGAGGGTGGCGGCGGCACGGTCGGGTCGGTGATGAAGGATTCCTTGAAGCCGGCATTTTGCTGCAGCCGGGTGACGAGATCGTAGACATTCTTGCCGTAGACCAGCGGTCCCTGGAGGCTACCGCCCTGCGCCATGACGATCTGCTGCTGCACGTTCAAGAGCTGCATCAGGTATTGCAGCATCTGATCGCGGTTGCCGGTGCCTAAGCCCACCGAGACCGACACCGTCATGTCGTTCTTCCACTGGGCCGGGTCGATCTGCATATAGCTGCCGGTGACGCGGATGATGCGCTCTTCCTGCTGGTGCTTTTTGACCAGCCCGAGGATGCCCTTGATCAGCTCCTGCACACCAAAGGCGAAGATGCGGGCGATGAGCTCGACCCGCTGCGCGGCGGCTTGCTGGATCAAATTGATGCCGGTGGCGGTGCGGTTGAGATCGTCGGGGTCCAAGCCTTGGTTGCGTCGGCTGATGCCGGTTCTGATCTCTGCCGTCTGGTCGATGTATTCGACGAGCCCCTGGGCTTT